ATACCGAGCGCTGAAGCCGAAGAACAAGACCTATGTCGGCCCTCTTACCCTTGGTATCCGCATTCACAATGCGCTGGAGTTGTTTTACACGACTGGTGAGAATCCGGTTGATGAATATGAACGTCTTCAGCGCATTGACAATGCGTTGTTCGAAGCCAGTAATGATGCGAACTTTGAGGACAAGGTAAAGAAGTTCAACAGCGAAGCCGAACTAGGGCGTATCATGCTTGAGGGCTACATGGAGTGGATGGCAGAGACCAATCCCGACGCGGATATTGAAGTGATCGCGGCTGAATCGAAGCTCTCCACCCGTCTGGAAATGGACCCGCGTGTTGAACTGATGGGAAAGACCGACCTCAAGGTCCGTAGAGCCTCCAGCGGTCGGCATGCACTGATGGACCATAAGTCGGCAGCATCCTTCAACTCATACTACGAGACTTCCCACATGTCAGAACAGCTTATGCTCTACGTCATTTTGGAGAAGCTGGATACCGTGAACGGTGATCCCAAAGTAGATGGGGGAATCTACAACCTTCTCAAGAAGGTCAAGCGTTCCTCAAAAGCAAGTCCTCCGTTCTACGAGAGGCTGGATGTCAGATTCAACGACAAGCAGCTTCAGTCGTTCTGGATTAGGACAATGGGTACTGTTCGTGATATAATGGAACTACGCGACAGGCTGGATGCCGGTGAGGATCACCGTTTCTATGCATACCCAAGCCCCACAAAAGATTGCACCTGGAAATGCCCATTCTTCCAAGTGTGCCCCATGTTTGATGATGGATCATCCGCAGAAGCTATGCTTGAAGAACTCTATGAACAAGCAGATCCTAATGCGCGTTATGAAGAAGAAAACGAATAAGAAAGTGGTACTAAATGTCCGATAGATCGCTAACGATGCTTGTTCACGGCATGTCTGGAGCAGGTAAATCTACGCTAGCAACCTCGGCACCCAAGCCTCTACTGTATCTCGACGTAGAAATGGCAAGCAGGTTCCTCCGTGGCCGAAAGAAGAAGTGGAATCCACTTACGGAAGCGCCGCCTGAAGCTGATGGTTCTTGGGATATCTGCGTTGTAACTCTTGATGAGTTTGCAAAGGCCCAGAAAGCGTACGAGTACCTGAAGAGTGGCCGTCACCCGTTCAAGTCGGTAGTCGTTGACTCGATCTCCGAACTCCAGTCCAAGGCTGTAGAAAACATCAAGGGTCGTCAGCAGCTTCAAACACAGGACTGGGGAAAGCTCCTGTCTGTCATGTCGTTCTTCTGTCGAGATCTGCGAGACCTAGCCGGAACAGATGACAAGATTGACGCGGTAGTTATCACCGCCATGTCCCGTGACTACGATGGAATTGTGAAGCCGTACCTTCAGGGTCAGATCGCTTCTCAGGTTCCTTACTGGTTCGACATTACCGCGTACCTCTACATTCAGCAGGTCGCTGATCCCGTCACCGGAGAACTGCGCGATACGCGAAACCTCCTTGTAGGTAATCACCCGAACTACGAAGCCAAGTCACGTGTTCCCGGACTGCCTACAGTCATCGAGAACCCCGACGTAACGGTCATGCTCAACAACATCTTCGGTGAAGATGTTGCGGCTGCTCCAGTAGCGGCTCCTGTTCAGGATCTACCTCCTCAGGGTCCGTCCTTCGTTTCTCCGGATCTCGTTTCAGCCGGTCAGCCGGAACCACCTAGCCTCTAGTCCCTCCAATATAACTGAATACGCAAACAAAAACAATAACTGATAGGAAAATAACGAAAATGCCAGCACAGTCTTGGAAAGACCTCATGAACAAAGCCGAAGAGGGCGCAAAGGAATTTGCTATTCTTGATCCCGGTATGTACACGTTCGTGATCAAAGAACCCGCTAAGATCGGTCAGACCTCCAAGGAAAACCCCAAGTGGACTATCAACCCTTCGGTTGAGTCCGGTCCTCGTGCAAATGCCCGTGTATTCCACGACTTCATTGTCTCCGACAGCGCCTACGCCATGAAGACTTTCTTCTTCGGTGACCTTGCCGTTCTCGGTCTGGACGCGTCGTTCTTCGACCAGAATCCAAGCGAACAGCAGATTGCACAGGCTCTTCAGGGCCGTCGCTTTGTGGCAGAGGTTTACCACGAAGAAGGAAACAACGGGAAGACTTACGCTCGTCTGCGTAACTTCGCTCCTCCGACTTCGGCCCCGCCTGCTGCTGGGGTTCCGGGTGGGCTTCCGACCGCAGCGCCGATTCAGGCTGCTGCTCCGGTAGCTCCTCAGGTCCAGCCGACCATCGATGCAGGTTCACCGTGGGCAACCACTCCCGCCCCTGCTGCTCCCGCAGCACCGAGCTTCAACAACTCGGTCCCGCTCCCGCCGTCCTTCGGCTAAGCACTACCCCCTAAGGTGTGCCCTCGTAACTTCGGTTGCGGGGGCACACTTTTCCTATACACTACCAAGAAAGACAAAATGACTCTCGCTCAAGTAAAAGAATTCAATGAAACCTTCGGTGTGGCAATGTCCGCCACTCCTACGACTCGTGTCCCGACTGCGGGCCTACGTTACGAACTGATCCGAGAAGAACTTGAAGAGTTTTCGGAGGCAATGAATGCTCTTGATATTGTCGAGGTAGCTGACGCTCTTGGAGATATCCAGTATGTCGTGCACGGAGCGGTACTCGTATTCGGGCTGGAGCATCAGGATCTACACGTTGGTGTGGATTTGAGCGCATATTCCATCTTCATTGAGAAGGATCGTGAAATGTTGCTTTTCCATCTACATCGAGCCATACTGCATAACGACACCCGGAAACTCACGAGAGTTCTTGACAAACTTGCCGTTGAGGTCAAAAAGGTTGCGAAGGAACTAAGCATTGACCTTGAAGCCGTGGTAGATGCCATCCATGAGTCAAACATGAGCAAGCTTGGCGAAGACGGGAAACCCATCTACCGCGAAAATGATGGAAAGGTTATGAAGGGTCCAAACTACAAGACCCCGACCGATGACATCCGGAAGCTAGTCTTTGGGGATAACTATGCTCCAACCGGAGAATGACTTTGAAGGCCTACGCGAGAAGCTGACCGGCCTCGGGTATACGGGACTGCGGGAAGACGATGAGAGCCTTATACAGGCCCTCGTAGCGGTCCACCTGACCTTGGAGACCTTCGAGCTTTCTGAGGCCGCGAGAGGGGCCGTTATGGACCTCCTGAGTGCCAATGGGCGGAACGCCCTAGAGTCCGTTCCGGTGTTCGGAGAGGATGCTTGGAGAGACTTCGACTACGGAAACGTGAAACTAGGGGAATTCGTTCGGATCAAACCTGATGCATATGACTCTCCATCTGGAGTACGCCACAACGGTTTGGTGGGAATCCTCGCCTTCATGAATGGCGGAAAATGCACCGTAAAGTACATCGGATTGGCCTCCGGAAACAGCCAACCACACCCAATGGAAAAACTGGACTCTCTCAAGGGAGGGTACAATAGAAGACCCGCTAAAATTAATAAGGAGTAAAAAATGGTGACAGTTTACACCAAGCCCTCTTGCGTTCAGTGCAACGCAACCTACCGAGCACTTGACAAGAAGGGCATCGCCTATAACTCGCTGGATATCTCTCAGGATGCTGAAGCACTGGAGAACTTGAAGGCTCTCGGATACCAGCAGGCCCCAGTCGTGACCACTCCGATTGGTGACTGGTCAGGGTACAATCCGGGGAAGATCGAGGAACTTGCAGAGTACTACGCGACTCCGGTAGGGTAGCTTTGTTGGTGTTCTTTAGCTCTACGTCTGAGAACACCTTGAGATTCATAGAAAAACTAGATGTACCTGCTTTGAGGCTCCCCTTGAAGACCGCTGATGCTGGACTTGTCCGCGTTGATCAGGACTTTGTTCTGGTGACTCCTACTTACGGGGCCGGTGGTAAGGGGTTTGTCCCAAAGCAGGTCATCTCGTTTTTGAATCAGGAGGAAAATAGGGTAAGATGTAGAGGAGTAATCGGTTCTGGGAACATCAACTTCCATGGAGATTACTGTAAGGCTGGCGAGATCGTTTCCGCCAAGCTACAGGTACCCCTACTCTACCGATTTGAGCTAGCAGGTACCTCCGAAGACGTAACTAAAACAAAAGAAGGATTGTATACATTTTGGCAAAATTGACCGAAGAAAGCCCCATTGAACTAAACGCAGAACTAAATCTCTGGGATGCCGACCACAAGATCCAGTTCGACAAGGACAAGCTTGCTGCCCAGCAATTCTTTTTGCAGGTTGTGAATCCGGCCACCCAACATTTCTATAGTCTAGAGGAAAAGCTCAAGTTTCTCTTCGATAACGAGTACTATGAGCGCAAGGTCTGGGATCAGTACAACTTTACGGAAGTGAAGGATCTCTATAAGTTCGTGTACGGATTCGAACACCGTTTCGAGACCTACTTCTCTGCCTACAAGTTCTATGTCCAGTACGCCATGAAGACCTTTGACGGCAAGGCATGGCTGGAACGCTACGAGGACCGAGTTGTGGCAAACGCTCTGTTGCTTGGCCGTGGAGACATCAAGGTTGCCCGCCAGATCGCTGAGCAGATCATTACAGGCCGTCTCCAGCCTGCTACTCCTACCTTCTCCAATGCTGGAAAGGCTCAGCGTGGCGAATTCGTTTCCTGCTTCCTGCTCCGTATTGAAGACAACATGGAATCCATCGGGCGCTCCATCAACTCTGCCCTCCAGCTTTCCAAGCGTGGCGGTGGAGTTGCGCTTCTGCTCTCCAACATCCGTGAGATGGGCGCACCGATCAAGCACATTGAGGGAGCCTCATCAGGCATCATCCCGGTC